GGAGATAACTCCTATGATGGAGAGAAACTTGCGTTACTGGTACATGATGAGGCAGGAAAATGGGAAAAACCCGAGAACATCCTCAACAACTGGAGGGTCACGAAAACGACGTTAAGATTAGGAAGTAAAGTAATTGGTAAGTGTATGATGGGTAGTACCTCAAACGCTTTAGATAAAGGAGGTAGAAACTTTAAAAAATTATACGATGACTCAAATGTTACCAAAAGAAACCGCAATGGACAGACTAGCTCAGGATTATATAGCTTGTTCATTCCTATGGAATGGAATTACGAAGGATACATCGATACTTATGGATACCCTGTCTTTGACACTCCGAAATCCCCAGTTAAAGGAATCGATGACCAAGAGATTGAGATTGGGGTCATACAACATTGGGAGAATGAAGTAGATGGTCTTAAGGACGATCCAGATGCATTAAACGAACTATATAGACAGTTTCCACGTACTGAAAAACATGCATTCAGAGATGAAACAAAACAATCTTTATTTAATCTAACTAAGATTTACGAACAAATTGATTATAATGAAGATTTAAAACACTCAGGAGTATTAACTCAGGGTAATTTTCAGTGGGAAGATGGGATTAAGGATACTAGCGTACAATTTATGCCAAGCAAACAAGGTAGGTTTTTAGTATCATGGGTTCCAGATAGACATCAACAAAATAGATATATTGTTAAAAATGGTAGAAAATATCCAGCAAACGAACATATGGGTGCTTTTGGATGTGACTCTTATGATATATCAGGTACAGTAGACGGAAGAGGATCAAAAGGATCTCTTCATGGATTAACTAAATTTACAATGGATAATTGTCCACCTAATTTATTCTTTTTAGAATATATATCTAGGCCACAAACAGCAGAGATATTTTTTGAAGATGTTCTTATGGCATTATATTTTTATGGAATGCCGTTATTAGCAGAGAATAATAAACCTAGATTATTATATTATTTAAAAAGAAGAGGTTATAGAGCATATTCTATGAATCGTCCAGATAAAACATTATATAAATTATCTGTGGCTGAAAAAGAAGTGGGTGGAATACCTAATTCAAGTGAAGATATAAAACAAGCACATGCTGCTGCAATCGAAGCTTATATTGAAAGTTTTGTAGGTTACAATAATGAACAATATGGTGCAATGTACTTTCAAAGAACATTAGAAGATTGGGCAACATTTGATATTAATAATAGAACAAAACATGATGCTTCTATAAGTTCAGGTTTAGCTATTATGGCATGTAATAAAAATAAATATAGACCAGTTGCTGAAGTTATTAAAGAAAAAGTTAATTTAAATTTTTCAAGATATGATAACAAAGGCCATAAATCAAAAATAATTAATAAATGATTAATACAAGTACTAATAGTTCATTTCCAAGTCAGGTGGTACCTGTGGCGGAAAAGCTTAGTTGGGAATATGGTTTGCAAGTGGGGCAAGCTATTGAATATGAATGGTTTAGAGGTGGAAGAATTAATAGTAGTAGATGGCACACGGGATACCAGAATTTTAATAGATTAAGATTATACGCTCGTGGAGAACAGTCTGTACAAAAATATAAAGATGAATTATCTATTAATGGTGATTTGTCTTATTTAAATTTAGATTGGAAACCAGTACCTATTATACCTAAATTTGTAGATATAGTAGTAAATGGTATTTCATCAAAAGATTATGATATAAAAGCTTTTGCTCAAGATCCTTTTTCTACTCAACAAAGAACTAACTATGCTAATCTACTTCTTAGGGATATGATGAGTAAACCTTTGTTAGAAAGTATACAAAATAATTTAGGAGCTAATGTATATACTTCTATAGATGAAGCTAATTTACCTCAAAATAAAGAGGAATTAGAAGTGCATATGCAACTGAACTACAAACAATCAGTAGAAATTGCAGAGGAAGAAGTAATTAACAATGTATTAGATTTTAATAAATATACATTAACAAATAAAAGAGTAGTAGAAGATATAGTTACAATTGGTATTGGAGCTGTAAAAACTAGTTTTAATAAATCTGAAGGAGTTGTAATAGATTATGTAAATCCTGCAAATATGGTTTGGTCTTATACAAATGATCCAAATTTTCAAGATATTTATTATGTAGGTGAAATAAAATCTATCACCATATCAGAATTAAAAAAAGAATTTCCTGATTTAACTAATGAAGATTTAAAAAGAATTCAAAAGTTTCCAGGTAGAGAAGGATATTTAAGAGGACCTTATAATAATGATTTAGTTCAAGTAATGTATTTTGAATACAAAACCTATATAGATCAAGTATTTAAACTAAAACATACAGAACAAGGATTAGAAAAAGCATTAGAAAAACCTGATTTTTTCAACCCTCCACCTAGTGATAATTTCGATAGAGTTTCAAGAACAATTGAAGTGTTATTTACTGGAGCTAAAGTATTAGGAGTAGAACAAATGTTAAAATGGGAAATGTCTGAAAATATGACAAGACCTAAAAGTGATTTAACTAAAGTTAATATGAATTATAATATGGTTGCTCCTCATATGTATCAAGGTAGAATTGATTCATTAGTAAATCGTATTACAGGATTCGCAGATATGATTCAATTAACATCGTTAAAATTACAACAAGTAATTGCTAGAATGGTTCCAGATGGGGTATTTGTAGATGTTGATGGTCTTTCTGAAGTTGATTTAGGTAATGGTACTAATTATAATCCACAGGAAGCTTTAAATATGTATTTCCAAACTGGTAGTATAGTTGGTAGAAGTTTAACTCAAGATGGTGATCCAAATAGAGGAAAAGTACCTATTCAAGAATTACAAACATCAAGTGCTAATGGGAAAATAGCATCTTTAATAAATACTTATCAGTATTATTTACAAATGATTAGAGATGTAACCGGACTTAATGAAGCTAGAGATGGTAGTATGCCTGATAAAGATGCTTTAGTTGGTTTACAAAAAATGGCAGCAAACGCATCTAATACGGCAACTAAACATATTTTAAATGGAGCTTTATATTTAACATTAAAAACTTGTGAAAATATTTCTCTTAGAGTTTCAGATATGTTAGATTTTGAATTAACAAATGATGCTTTAAGGGCTAGTATAGGAAAATTTAATGTAGCTACTTTAAGTGAAATAGATAATTTACATTTATATGATTTTGGAGTATTTTTAGAATTAGAACCTGAAGAAGAAGAAAAAGCTATGCTTGAACAAAATATTCAAATGGCTTTACAACAAAATCAAATATACCTTGAAGATGCAATTGATATTAGGGAAATTAAAAATTTAACATTAGCTAATCAAGTTCTTAAATATAAAAGAACTAAAAAACAACAAGCTGATGAACAATCTCAAATGGCTAATATTAAGGCACAAGCAGATTCTAACGCTGAAGCTGCTGAAAGAGCCTCTATGTCAGATGTACAAAAAGCACAAGCAGTTAATGAAACAAATGTTCAATTTGAAAAAGCTAAATCTGATTTTGAAATTCAGAGAATGGAAACTGAAGCAGAAATTGAAAGGGCACAAATGGCTCAACAATTTGAGTATGATATGAAACTCAAACAAATGGATGTAGATGCAAGCACAAAAAAAGAAGCACAAATTGAAGATCGAAAAGATAAAAGAACTCAAATGCAAGCAAGTCAACAATCAGAAATGATTAGTCAAAGACAAAATGATTTACCTCCTACTAATTTTGAGGAAAATTCTGAGCTTGCCCCATTGCAACCATTGCAATAAACAATTTTATTAATTTTATATTATTATATTATGGCAGAAACCAAAGAAAAAGCTGGAAAGCTTAAGGTCAAAAGACCTAAAAATCTCGTAAAAAGTGATGAACCTATAAAAGTAGATTTATCAAAACCAGTTGAAAAAACTGAAGAACTAAAAGATCAACAAGATGCCGTTCAAAAGCAAGAAACAGGAACAATACCTGATGATAAATCATCCGGAGATATACAAAAGGTGGAAATTAAAGGAGAACAATCCGATAAAGAGTCCACTCCCGTTGTTGAATCTGAAAAAGAAGAAGAAAAAACACCTGTAATTGAAGAAATAATTGAAGAGCCTGTAAAGGAAGAAGAAGTTGTTGAAATAGGTGAAAAAATGGAACCTAGTGATCAAGCAGAAGCTATTGTATCACAGGATGTTCCTAAAGAAGATATACCTACGTTACCAGAAAATATTGTTAAAGTTGTAGACTTTATGAATGAAACTGGTGGAACATTAGAAGATTATGTAAGATTAAATCATGATTATTCAAACGTAGATAATGATACTTTATTAAGAGAGTATTATAAACAAACGAAATCACATTTAAATTCTGAAGAAATTAATTTCATGATTGAAGATAATTTCTCCTGGGATGAAGATGTAGATGAAGAGCGAGACGTTAGAAAAGCGAAACTCGCGTATAAAGAAGAGGTTGCAAAAGCTAAACAGCATTTAGAAGGTTTAAAGAGTAAGTACTATCAGGAAATCAAGTTGAGGCCCGGCGTTACTCAAGAACAGAAAAAAGCTGTAGAGTTTTTTAACCGCTACAATGAAGAACAAGCGTTAGCAGATAAACAACACGATGCATTTAAGTCCAACACTAAAGAATATTTCGGCCCTGAATTCAAAGGTTTTGATTTTTCAGTAGGAGAAAAGAAATTTAG